TGTTTGATATTCCCGACGGCGTGGATACCTTTATCATAACAGGCGGCAGATTCTCACAAAAGTCATTTGCGACGTCTCTAAGCGCTTTAAATAGTTGCACGAAGTACGGGCATCGAATACTCTACAGCAGGTATACAAACGCATCTCTAAAGGATTCCATATTCGCAGAGGTAGAGGAGAAAATCGAGCTTATGAATCTGGAGGACTCTTTTGAGTCGCAGCAAAATAGGATTGTCTCAAAATTCAATAAGAGCAAGATAGTCTTTAAAGGATTAAAGGCAGGCTCTGGAGTCCAGACAGCAAACCTCAAGGGATTAAAAGATTTCTCGATGTTAATACTAGACGAGGCGGAGGAGATGCAGGACGAGGCAATCTACGATAAGATAGTACTATCGATTAGAGGGAACGACGCAAGCAATCCAAACCGAAATATAAAGGTATTAATCTTAAACCCTACGAGTAAGGAGCATTTTATCTATATGAAGTACTACGAGAGTAGAGGCGTTCAAGAGGGATTTAACGGTGTGAAAGATAACGTCTGTTATATACATACCTCTTACCTCGATTGCCTAGAGTTTGTACCCGACGAGATACTAGACTATTTCGAGGATATGAAAGTCAGCAATCCGATAAAATACAAGCACGTTGTTTTAGGCTCTTGGCTCTCAAAAGCGGAGGGAGTCGTCTATACAAATTGGCGCTTTGGCGAATTTAACCCCGACGGGTTGCAGGTTATCTACGGACAGGATTACGGACATACCGATCCGACAACTTTAGTAAAAATTGCCATAGATAAAAAAAAGAAAATAATCTACGCAAAGGAGGAGCTTTACAAATCGAAGTTAACCATCTCCGAAATATACGCAATCAATAGACAGAGAGCAGGGCGTAACCTCATCATAGGAGATAGCGCAAGCGCAGGAACTATCGCAGAGCTGCAAAAGCTAGGTCTTAATATTAGAGGCGCAAAGAAAGGCGCAGGGAGTATCGCAACGGGTATTGCATTAATTCAAGACTACGAGCTTGTCGTGGATCCAGATAGTACGAATATGGCAAAGGAACTAAACAACTACGTCTATACAGACAAGGGCGCGCAGTTAGCTTGCGATATGTACAACCATAGTCTGGACGCGTTGAGGTATGGAGTTTTACACCTACTAGCTAATCGTGGCAAAATAGAGATAAGGTAAATAACATAAAGAGAATTAATTTGTTTTTATTATATGACAGAGACTATCAAAATTAGAGTACCCGAAAATATCGCAGATATTACTCTAGATCAATACGTCAAGTTTGAGGCGCTACGAGCGAGAGAGGATAAGATAACGGAGCAGGGAATGATTGAGAGGGTTATATCTTTGTTTACAGGAATGAAAAAACAAGACGTTAAAAAATTAGTCTATACGGACTACGAGGGTTTAATGGCGCAGATTATAGCAGCGTGTGAGCAAGAGGTAGAATTTGAGGAGCGGTTTATACTTAATGGAGTAGAGTACGGCTTTATCCCAAACCTAGACGAGATAACTACGGCGGAGTATGTAGACATCAGCACTATAGGAATGGATTTTAAAGAGATGCATAAGATTATGGCGGTCTTATTTCGTAGGGTTACAAAAGAGGACGCTTTCGGAAACTATGAGATACTGCCCTACAAATACGATAAGGCTATTTGTGAGGAGATGCGAAGTTGCCCAATGAATATAGTAAACGGCGCTCTGGTTTTTTTTTGGAGTTTATCGAGAGAATTAAAGGAGGCTATCCAGAGATTTACGAGTCAAGCGGAGGAGAAAAACAGGCAGTAGATTATTTCTCCAAATGGGGGTGGTACGTTACTATTGATATGATGGCAAGCAATGATATACTAAAAATTGACAAAGTGCTAGAGATTCCTGTACATGAGTTTCACACGTTCCTAGCTCATAAGTTAGACAGGCAAAATATGGAGGCAATATTAAGGAAAGGAAGTAACGTAACACAATTATAAAATGAACGCATATAGTAGACTATTAAGATATATAAGGAGTTTAGCAGAGCAAGACGTATTTGTTAAAACAATCACAACGGGCGCAGATATTGATTTGAATAAGGGCGATATATTCCCGTTGTTTAATATTGATATAACAGACGCAACGTTTAGCTCTAACGCGACTATTACCTTTAGCTTAAATATACAATGCCTAGATATTAGAGATATAAATAACGAGAATGTAAACGATAAGTTTTACCTAAACGATAACGAGGTAGATAACTACAATGGTACGCTCTCTTGCCTTAATGCTCTTTGGGTTAAAATGCACAGAGATTTTGCAGACAACAATATAACGGCGTCGGATAGTCCGACCTTGACGCAGATAACCTACTCGGATAAAAACCTATTAGACGGGTGGGATATGAGCCTAGAGATAGAGATGCCAATAGACGAAACAAGCTTTTGCTTTTGGGAAGTATAGCGAAAATATTTAATACTCTAGGGAGTAATGTAGTAACGCAGGCAAGAGCTAATCTAAAGAAAAAAAAGAAAGGCGATAGTAACCTATCTAAAAACCTATCTTATAAAGTAAAGGGTAGCTCTATTGAGTTTATACTAGCGGATTACTGGGAATATGTAGACGCAGGGGTTAAAGGTGTAGGAGGTAAAAGAGCGGATAAAAAAGTAAAGGGCAAAAAAGTAACGGGCGCAGCTTGGAAACTTAAAAAGGTAACAAATAATAAATTTAAGTATCGAGATAAAAAGCCGCCGTTTATGGCTTTTAACGGGTGGACTATCCGAAAGGGTATAGCGCCTAGAAATAAAAAAGGGCAGTTAATGAAACGCAAAGGTTTGCTTTATGCGATTGCAAATAGTGTGTATCATACAGGGATCGAGACGACGCATTTTTTTACCGACGCCCTAGATAATGAAGTACTAAAACTAGGCGACGAGATAGGCGAGGCTTTCGCTCTTGACCTTATCGACGGAATGAATATTAAAAGTGATAACGTAACAATAACAAAATGATAAGAGCATTAAGTCCGTTTTATATAGATACTCCTTTAGTGTATGGGGGTGTAACTTGCGCAAAGTATACGCTAAACGTTTGGGTTTGGAATGGCGACAAGTCAACTCCAGACTCTACCAATAGCTATCAGATAACATACCAAAATACAACGGCATCGACAGGATCGCATAGTATAAACATAAACGCTATAATACAAGACTACATCGAGTTTAAAGAGCCGTCTCTTTTGCTGTCTACGGGTATACAATTAATCGACGGCAATAACCAAGAATGGGTATATACTTACGTTACCTATGACGACCTTACAGCGCTAGAACACGAGACTACGGATATAATGACGCTAGGGTATGCTTACGGAAACGAGGGCAGAAATGTAACAACGGTAAAAAATCAAACACTTTTAAAGCCTCAAGAGTATAAAGTAAATCGAGAGGGAAACTTTGTCTTTCCTATCTACGTGCCTGTAGCTTTAGGTACGTCGGATTTAATAACGGTAAAATCTTATCCTAGTTTAGATATAAATTATAGTGCAACGGCTACGCAATCGGACGAGAGTAGCGAGATTGTGCAATACCTATGGGTAGATTTATCCCTAGCGGTAGACGATGCGTATATAGAGATAGTTTGGAAAGGTAAAACGACAACGCTAGACCTAACAGACGAGTGTAAATATTCGCCTTTAGACGTGTTTTTTCAAAATAAAGACGGCGCTTTGCAGACGTTTACTTTCTTTAAAAAGCAAGAGGAGAGCATAGAGGTAACAGATAGCAGTTTTGAGACTAACAGAGGTCAGGCGTCGGACGGATTCCATCAGTTTGTAAGGTACGGCGTTCAAGGTCGCACTACATTAATGGCGGAGACGGGTTGGCTAGACGAGGATATGAACGAAGTACTCAAACAAATACTATTAACAGAGCGTATCTGGAGCTACGATGGTACAAAATATACGCCTTTAAACATAAAAAAGACCTCGCAGAAATTTAAGACAAGGCAAAACGATAGGTTAATTAACTATACTATGACTTTCGAAATGAGTTACAACGAAATAAACAATATATAAAATGGTTAATCTATTTATTAACGGCGAATTACTAGACCAGTACGCAGACGAGAGCGTGGATATTGTTAGCTCTGTTTTAGATGTGAGCGATATTACTAAAAATACAGGCGACTACTCTAAAAGTTTTACCGTTCCTGCTAGTAAAAATAACAATCGCTTATTCAAACATTGGTATAATGCGTCTATAGATAACGGATTTGATGCTAGGAGCAAAGTAGAGGGTAGTATTGACATCGACGGCGTACCTTTCAAGCTTGGAAAGTGGCGTTTAAATAAATGTAATATCGTAAAGGGTAGACTTGAGAGTTATACAATTAATTTTTTTGGGAATCTTCCTA